ACCCCGTTAAGGAGCTTGTGTGGTGCTTCTCCAACACCCAGACTCAGAACTCCATGTGGAACTTCACCACTGCGTCCACGGATGGCAATGTCAAGATGCAAGTCGCCCCCGCCATCGCGGCATCCAACTGCCTTGTGTCGACCTCCACCTACGGTGCGCCCCAGCTCGGCGTCGGTACCGTTATCGGTGGCGATGCCGTCTTCACTGAAGATTCCGTTGGTCCCCTCACCAACTTCAAGCTTGTTCTTAACGGCCAAGACCGTTTCAAGGAACAAAAGGGTAAGTACTTCAACCAGGTGCAATCCTACCAGCACCACACTGGTTCGCCTTACCCCGGTATCTACTCGTACTCGTTCGCGCTCAAGCCCGAAGAGCACCAGCCTACCGGTACCTGCAACTTCTCGCGCATCGATAACGCGCAAGTCGCTGTCACCATGGGTGCCGCCAACAACGCGACCACCATGCACATGTTCGCCACTAACTACAACGTCCTCCGCATCCAGTCTGGAATGGGTGGCCTCGCCTTCTCCAACTAATTTGTTGGTTTCGGTCTGTTAGTAAATTAAATCAAAAAATCATTTTTAAATTGCACTGTTAATGCTATTTAAAAACGACAACACTTACTCTTATAGTATGTCCACCCTTGCCATTTATCATGTTAAACCCCCCCTTGTATCCAAATTTCATCTTAATAAGAAGAAGTCTCGTGTAGCCGTCCGTGCAAATTATAAAATTACACTCATTACACCCGATGGTAATGAAACATTCGATTGCAGTGATAACACTTACATTCTAGATGCCGCAGAAGAAGAAGGTATTGACCTCCCATATTCATGTCGTGCGGGTGCGTGTTCCACATGTGTTGGACAGTTAATTGAAGGTGAAATTGATCAAAGTGACCAATCTTTCCTTGATGATGACCAAATGGATAATGGGTACGCTATGTTATGTGTCGGTTATCCTAAAGATGATTGTGAAATTAAAACATGTGTAGAAGATGATCTTTATTAATCAAGTTAAACATGAAGATACTAGTTTAAATATGTTTATGAAAGTTTTCAAATTTTTCACTAAAGTTGACAAACCTATACTAGGTAGATGGAGTCTAAAATCGTGTGATGAAATATCAGCTTCGATTAATTCGGTCTATCAAAATAGAGATCATTGTGGGGATACCATTTGTAAAACACCTAAAAAAGCGTCAGAGTACCCTGACTATAAACTTAAAAAGAAGTCACCATAATTCAATATTATGTTAGTCAGTGTACAGGTTAATTGTTCATTCCTTAGACGACGTACTTATCGGCAACGAAGAAAGGTGTTGAAAAAACCATGTATAAAAAACCCGGAAGCTCTTGAATGTGCTATACGCCATAGACGATGTAATGAATGTCCATTTAACAATTTTTTTAAGGAGCAAGAACCTATGCAAGTGAAGTAACCATTTTTAAAATTTATATTTGATATAAATCTTAAAATTGATTTTTATTTTTTTGATCTACGCCTTTTCCATGCGATAAATCCACCTGTACCTGTAGATGATATGCAGCAACAGCAACAGCAACAACACAGGGCTAGAACGATAATAAGGAGTAGCATCTCCTCACCACCACCCTCTCCATTCTTACCGTTCGTACACATTTTCGTAAACGTCTCGTCTGTATTCAATTTTGCTTTTTGGGCACTCGTGGCATTGCTACTTAATTTGACATCTCTACACACCCGCTTAGGAACTTTGAAATCCTTTGGTATTCTGGGAAGAGATAGAATATACTCCTTCGTTAGTGGTATAGGTAATGCTAATGCTCTAGACACTATATCCATCTTATTATACAACAACAATTTTTATTGCTGGATGAGGTTATCTTCCCAATCCCAAAAGATGAAGTCACCGACTGGAATCTTGTGGTCACTAGTGATCAAACATGATACGATGGGGTCTACTTGAGTAGTCGCTTCAGCCTTTGAGAAGTTTTTAACATGTTTATACGTGTCACCATCCTTGATATAATGGGATCCCGTTACGAGAATGTCACCGGGAAGTTTATAATAGGTGTCACTTTCATTTTTAATTTGCATAGTGGCCTTAACAATGCTACCGTTAACGAGAATATCACCAAGTTCGAGATTCTTCATGGCACGTGTTTCACCATTTTGAAGTTTGACAGGGGTCTCGGGGGAGAAACACCGTCGTCGTCTCATTCTGAACCTAGGTCTACGTCGGAGACGTCTACCACCTCGTCGTCGGCGACGTTTACCAATTTTACCACCTCGTCGTCGGCGACGTTTACCAATTTTACCACCTCGTCGTCGGCGACGTTTACCGAACGCGCGCATTAATTTGGAGCCCCTTAGGACTTTTCGTTGTCTAGCTGATAATTTAGGAGGGCCTTTACGGCGACGGATTCTACGAGGGGCTCTACGTGAAATTTTAACCCCTCGCGTGACCCCACGGGGTCTACTAGGTCCTGGGGCTTTACTCGCTCGCGTGACCCTTGATTTTTTACGGCTCATAACAAAAGCTGCTCCCGCACCACCCGAAGAAACCAAACAGCAGCATGCGAGGATACCCATATACATCATGGTGTTGTCACCGCCACCACCGAGTTGACTCAATGGGATTGGTCCTGACATTATATAGTATATTCATATATTAATTCACAAGTTGATCTTCCCAGTCCCAAAACGTATATTCACCTATAGGTACTTTATGATCACTTGTAATTATACAAATTACAATTGGATCAATATTTTGAGTGACTACAGATCCATCGAATTTGGATACCCGTATAAACCTACCCGAAGATTGAATGTAATGTGACCCAGTCACTAGAATATCGGTATTTAAGTCTTCACTGTGTATTTTGTAATAGGGATCACTTTCATTTTTGATTTGCATAGTAGCGGTTACGGTGCTCCCATTTATGAGAATATCACCAAGTTCGAGATTCTTCATGGCACGTGTTTCACCATTTTGAAGTTTTATAGGTGTCTCTGGTGAGAAACAATGGCGGCGGCGCCCTCGTTTTAGTCTCTTTATTCGTATTCGCTCCAGCAGCGCCGCATCCTTCGCGGCCTTCTTAGCCGCGCGGCGACTACTCCACGAACCGACCCCTGGGCATACCCAACCACGTTTCCAATATCTTCTTGGACCAGTTTTAGAGTAATAGGGGGGCTTACCATATTTTTTGACACATCCCTTGGCTTTCATTTTTTGAGTGGTATTCTTTTCTTGAGCCCTTCTCGCTTTGATCTTACTCATTGTTAAGGGTACCCGAGCCGCGGCGAGCTTGGCGGCACGCACAGCCAGTTTCCTTGCTTTCTCCTTAGCCTTACGTGCTTTCCTTTTGGCTCTCTGTCGGGCTAGCATGGCGAGACGTTTTTTGGGGTCCATATTTCTAATCGCAGCCCTTCTAGCTTTCCGTAGTTTCTTTTGGAGTTCCATAGATTTTCTAATCGCAGTATTTTTAGCTAGCTGTTTTTTTCTTTGGAGTTCCATAGCTTTTCTAATCGCAGCCCTTTTAGCTAGCCGTTGTTTCCTTCGGAGTTGCCGTCTCCTTTCAATTGCTTCTTTCGCTTTTCTGATTGCAGCCATTTTTATTTTGGCAGCCTCCTTGGCTTTTCTAGCAGCGGCAGCAGCTTTTCGTGCTTTCTTTGCAGCATTGGCAGCATCATGTGCTCTAGCCAGTGAAGCAGCCTCTCTAGCTCTTTTGGCAGCAGCAGCGGCTTTTCGTGCTTTTTCCACAGCGGCGGCGGCTTCAGCCTTTCTTTTTTTAGCTTCAGAAGCTGCAGCATCAGCTTGTTTTTTTCTGATAAAGGTAAATATTCTACCCCCACCGAGAACACTTGATAACGATGAAGAAGAGGCACATACCCCCAATCCCAGTATCATAGCCATATTGGATGATCTCTTATTATAGATCTAGAAATTTTTAAAGTCAAACACAAAACACATATTTTTGTATGTCTTTTGTAATTGTGAAATCGTATATAAGAATTGATTTACTGAGCATCAACGTTTGTCTCGGTTGGAATGAGATTGTCTTCCCAATCCCAAAATGTATGCTCACCTACTGGTATTTTATGATCATTGGTAATTATACAACTGACCACAGTGTCAACTATGTCGGTAGATCTAGACTCTTTGAATTTTTCGACTCTCATGTATCTATCGGAGTCCTTAATATAATGTGACCCAGTCACGAGTATGTCAGTATCCAGTTCTTTACTGTGAATGCGGTAGTATTTATCTTCTTCATTTCGTATTTGCATAGTGGCATTTACGATACTACCATTTGTAAGAACATCACCAAGCTTCAAATCTTTTATAGGGACTGTGTTACCATCTTGAAGTTTTATAGGTGTCTCTGGTGAGAAACACCGTCGTCCAAACCTGGGTCGTCTAAACCTGGGTCGTCTAAACCTGGGTCGTCTAAACCTGGGTCGTCTAAACCTGGGTCTTCTGAATACTTTTTTTAATCTTCTCGCAGCAGCCCTTGCAGCACGTTTAGCTCTTCGTGCAGCAGCCCTCGCAGCATTTCGAGCTCTTCGTGCGGCAGCTTTAGCTCTTCGTGCAGCAGCCCTTGCAGCACGTTTAGCTCTTCGTGCAGCAGCCCTCGCAGCAGCTTGAGCTCTTTGCGCAGCAGCCCTCGCAGCATTTTGAGCTCCTCGACCAATCCTCTTACCACTTCGAGGTGCCTGTGATTGTGGACGGGGTGGTGGAGTCCCAGGTGCTCCACCCCCCGAGCCACCAGCTCCCGATAGTCTCGCCCGCCACGCAGCAAATGCTGCACCACCACCACCTAATAAACTAATGGAGGATGTACATGATGACGATAATGCGCACACTATACCAATTATTGGTAGCATGTCATCCATGACCACTGTTATTATACAGAAATATTAATTTTCTGACGTTCTGAACGAATTTTATTGAATACAGTATCCAAATTCTTTTTCGTTGGAATGAGATTATCTTCCCAATCCCAGAATATCATATCCCCAACGGGGATCTTATGGTCGCTGGTCACGAGACAGCTGACCACGGGTCCAACTTTATGTGTAGGCTTTGCGTTTGGTAATTGTTTCACCTTAACATATTTACCACCATGTTTCACGTAATGTGATCCAGTCACTAAAATGTCATTGATTTTGTAATAGGGATCGTTATCGTTTTTGATTTTCATCACCGCATCAACAACGCTACCATTGATGAGGATGTCACCCAACTTCAAGTTCTTCATCATCACAGTTTTTCCATTTTGGAGTTTGATGGGGGTCTCGGGGGCGAAACATCTGAACCGAGGCCTTCTGATCTTAAACGCCCTCTTGAACTTTTTGAATCCATGTCGTCTTTTCGTAAAAACCTTTTTGATCCCTCTACCAGCCTTTTTGAACCCTCTACCGATCTTTTTACCAAAACCCTTGACTGCATTAAATGGGTTTAATTTTTTCATTATTCCACCGAAAAATCCAGCCACTTTCGACCAGAAAAAAAAGGCTGCAATAGCTGGACTACTCACCGATGATGAACAACTTGACCCCATACTTGACATCATTAGTAAAGGTAGGTATGCAGCCATGGTAGACTCTTATTACATTGTACTGAGAAAATATATATAAAAGTATGAAGTATAAATAGAATATGTACGATGTTTACACTGATGGGAGCAGTTTGGGAAATCCTGGACCTTCTGGCTGGGGTGTGGTCAGTGATAGTTTTAAACTTAGTGCTGGACAACCTAATTCAACAAATAATCGGATGGAGATGACCGCAATCCTCAAAGCGCTCGAGGAATGTGTGAAAAGAGATATTCAAGAGGTGCGTATATTTACGGATAGTAACTACGTGAAACAAGGAATAAATTCGTGGATTATAAAATGGAAACAAAATGGATGGATGACCTCTGCGGGTGCACCCGTAAAAAATAAGGATTTGTGGATTGCTATCGATGAAATGCGTAATAAATTGAACGTAGTTGAATGGCGGTGGGTAAAAGCCCATAATGGCGACCCTAGAAATGAAGAAGCTGATAAATTAGCCAGGGAGAGTGCGAAAAATATATATGTATAATCTAAGTCCATGAGTGTTCAAAAGCAAGACGAACACTGTGAGTGGTGTGAAAAACAAGAAAAGTTGCTTATAAAATGGGCAGAGAAGGCGGCTGGATACCGTTGGTTACATAATCATGCACGCCTATTTTACAAGAAACAGAATGATTGGTTGTCTTACCCTAGTATAATTATAGCGAGTATAACAGGTGTTGGTGGTTTTGCAGTATTAAATCCGAGTGGTAATGAAAATGTATCTCAAGATACCAAAAACAATATAATGGTCATTCAGTACTTCTTTGCATTCCTAAATGTTTTGGGTGGAATACTCACATCTATCAGTAAATTTAGCCAGAGTCTCCCACTTTCAGAATCACATTCAGCTATGTGTGTACAGTGGTCTAAATTCTATAGAAGTATAGACATGGAGCTCTCACTCGATGTTAAACATAGAGGTGGGGTGGTTGACTTTATAATGAAATCTAGGGAAGACTATGATAAACTTCTCGATGATTCACCAGACATCCCAGCTATAAGTATACAAGCTTTCTTGGTCCAGTTTCCCGAGAAAGAGAACAAACCAGATGTTTGTAATGGTTTAAGTATAGTTGTAAGTGATGACGCTGCGTCTGTGACGGGCTCTAGACGCGCAGTTTCTAGATGGTTAGGGGCTTTTAATACTATATCAACGACAAATAGAAGGAGAAGTCGAGATATGAACGATAACTTGGGAAGGACAGAATCAATAGAAAAAATCTCAGTATAATACAAATGCAACGGTTACCAGCTATATTTCTGATAACATTTATTTTTGGTATTCTTTATTCCGCACTTGATACTATGAACCCAAAATCTTTTGGATTTAAGAGTGTAGTCGATCCTTTCTACTTTTCCTTTACTACTATGAGTACTGTTGGTTATGGTGATTACTCACCTAAGAGTAATATGGCTAAGATGCTAGTAATGGTTCATCAAGGTTTACTTATTGGTGAAGTTATTAGTCTATTAGGTCTTGAAACAAACGCTAGTATATCTAACCGCTTGAGTCAAGTTTCTGCTATGATGCCCCCAATGAAGACTGCCTAGATAGTACATGATTTATCCGCAGCAAAAGCGTAGAAGGCTGTCAGACCAATCGTAGAACTCACTAATATATTTTTATACCGAGGTAATAATACTATGGCTACTACAAGTAGACACAATATATATATGTATATAAATTGTGTGTATTCCGTGAGGGCTCTAGAGTAACGACTCAGACCTGGAGAACCGGGGAAAGACACAAACAGTGCCTTTGAAATTTTATTTATTTCTGTTGGTTTGAAGTTTTCAAAAATGATATTATTTTCGTCTACTTTAATGTCATCGCGACTTCTACATAATGTATTGAAGTTCAACTGATCATCTTTACATTTTGAATTTTGTTCACCTTTGATAAACTCCTTAAGTTCTTTTACGTAACCCATATACATCCCAGCATTAGCAGTTCCACTTCCTTTACATGTACCAAAAATCATATTTGTAATAAATTTACCACTTATATTTGGATCACTCGATAGTAGGATTTTACAATTAAACTCTTTAAAAAGTTCTAAAAGTTTTTCCGGTTTTTTATTGATCTTTGTATCAAATCCATCGAGAAATATAACTATATCTGTGTCACTCTTGGTTTCAAGATACTTAATAACACCTTTACCCTTGTCTGAAAACCCATTCCATTTGGTTCCCCACCCCAATACCTTAACTGGTACACCGAACTCGTTATTAGTGAGTTCTTCAAACATACCCTGAGACTTATTGGCGTATGTAATAATCTCAAATGACATTTATTATATACCAATATAATAAATAACATACTTAAAGTCGAGAGACCTAGGTAATATGTGGGGGGGAGTCCCACAGTTATACATAACGACTCGTAAATAGTCGATATGCACCGTTCTTATAGCTCAGTTGGTTAGAGCGTGGTGCTTATAACGCCAAGGTCCCGGGTTCGAGCCCCGTTTAGAACATCTTTTACAAGGAGTTTTCCTCATTGTAAAATGTGTAATTTCATTTCTAATATATCAGTATGACTCCACAGGTTGCTATTAAATTTGACGATACTACATCCGCGAGTGATTTAGACGCATTCTTCACGCATGTGTGGTCAAACGATAAACGTGTCCGAGTCGTTTTGGATGCTACCGAATGTAAAAATATTTCATTGGGGCGTATTCTTTCTATGAAAAGTGTATTAGATGAACATAGATACAGTTCTAGAAAGTATATAGACCATGCGGTAGTTGTAGTCAATTCGAGATTTGCGCGATTTATATTACGCGCAGGTTTGGCGATTATTAGAACGGAAAGTCCTGTTTTTATTCAGGCACCTAAGTAAGATGTTTACATTAAGATAAAACAACTTCAAAATCCAACTACTTATTGTCAATTCGACAAACAAAATGCTTGCGCAAATCACTGCTACGACCGAGGATCTCCGATCCGTTGATTACACTGATGCCAAGGTGACCAATCTGTATATGGTCAACATCGGCGACTGTGATGTGGCCATCAACGAACCTGTAACTTTTCAGGAATTACGAAAACATATTCTACAGACTATCTACACCCCTGACCTTTTCAAGGGTAAGTTTGGAATCTCCGATTCACCCAAAGGTGAACACTGGTACCCAATCGAGCTCGTCGGGGTTGTAGACGGGACCGAACCGGAAGAGGTTGAAAAGTACGACGGTCTGTGTATGAATCTGTTTACGTACAACAAAAATGCAAATGACGTCATGAATGATGTGTTCAAGGCTCTACCGATGAACCATCTTTATTCGTGTAGTATCGCGATCACTCTCAAGGACGGTCGCAAAGTTACTATCAATGAAAACTTTCCGATAAATAACACCTGGAATACCTGGAAGGCTTCCTACATCGAATTCGCAAAGAAATTCGTGATGGGTTAAAACCCCTTCTTGAGATCATCTGGTGTCGCATCGGAGTGTACACGTGAAAAGAATAATGACCGACCATGATCACTATGACTTATAATACTCGCATGACTCCTATCTACGTGGATAAATTTTCGTAAATCTTTGTAATAAATACGAGCTCCTTTAGCAATAAGATCTTCATGTTTCATATCTATGTGATTATCCATTGGTAAAAAGAACTTCTTATACCAATGCATATTATGCATGTTTACGAGGTAACATTTCGTACTTGATATCCATTTTACCTTTTCTAAAGTTCCTTCTTTTTTTTCAGGTAGCCTTGATAGACAATGGAAAAAACATATTTCAAAGTCATCGCCCTTTTCGTTAATAACTGATTGAACCTGGTCATAGAATTTGTTAGATTGTATCACAACATTATCTTCAAAAATGAGGGCATATTTTATATTTTGTTTGAGACATTTCTCATAAATTTTCATATGTCCCATCATACAACCGATGGCTCCTAAATTGAAATAGGTTACATCAGGTCTCTTTATAGATGGGTCATGGTACATCTCAACAGCTTTATCATAATAGTCAGGATCTACATATTCTCGAAACTTTGTAGCTTTTTTGGGAGTTGTAGTATCTTTACCATATACGACCTGTAATGGCATTTTATTATCAATACTTCGTAGGAATTGTTGACTTCTTTCTTCTTGATTCTTGAGCGTTAACAAAAAACATTTAAATTCATATTTTTCGAACTTTTTATGATTTAGGCGTGTAAGTAACAAACATACAACGACAACAAGTATAACATAAAATATCATATTACTTAAACATTAGAGATTATTTTTAACAAATGGATGCTATCATAGATGGTATTGGACTGGTGAGTTCAATTCTCATTGCCGTCATGTTTGTACCACAAGTTGTACATGTACATAAAACAAAGGATACAGATGCTATAAATTATACGTTTCTACATATCAATATACTGGCGAGTACTCTAGGACTTGTGTATTCAATTCATTTCCGTGTAGTACCAATGATTGTTGCCAATACATCCGCTGGTCTATTCTCTGTATCACTCGCGGGTATGAAGTTCGTTAATGGGCTTAAAGAAAAGAACCAAGGGATAGATATAGTAGCTGAGGCTCCGGCTCCTATGGTGTAGTTGGTCAACACTGTGGACTTTGAATCCACCACCCCAAGTTCAAGTCTTGGTGGGAGCTTATCCCTCTCTTAGCTCAGTTGGTAGAGCAGTGGACTGTAGTTCCATTTGTCACCTGTTCGATTCAGGTAGAGAGGAGACGCGTACCGTATATTGATAGTACAATTGTCAGTTTTTTTCCCATAGCTCAGTTGGTAGAGCGTACGACTGTTAATCGTAAGGTCATCGGTTCGAACCCGGTTGGGAAAGTTTTTAGTTGCTTTTACAATGTGTTTTCCACTTTATAAAAATAACCTATCTTATTGTATGACTTATACCCCAGCTCGTATGAATCCAGTATGGAAATGGATGCGTAGTAACATCGTCAATCTATCGTTTACCGCCAATAAGGCTGTAGTTATACGTGATTGGAGATTGGCTACATTACATTCTTTTTTCAGTATTGGTATTGTGATTTGGGTTATTTATTCATTATTTGCGGGAAAGACGTACATCGTCACCGAAGTTCCTACAGGGGTTGCGAGTGCTTGGGGTTTGGCCTCGACTGAGTATACGTCTACCCAAGCTGCGATATACCAAGGTGGTGCATCTTTCTGTGATACTCTATCAAATTACCAGTTTAAATACTCCGATGATTGGTACTATAGCGCACCATTATGTGCGTTCTATACAGGGGCTGAGTTAATCTCAAAGTTGCCCTCAGGTAATGTGATGTTTTTTACGACGCACATATCTGAAACAATAAAACAAAGGTACAATAAACCCGACACTGGATGTATTTCAGACTCAAATGGTCTCGGAGAAGCGACAGAGGTCATGGGGCGATGTGAACATTCAAAATCTACAAACTTTTTAGCACCTGGTATAGAAGATAGTTATTTCGCATTCAATCATTATTTCGATTCTCGTATAGAATCTGGGTCAAAACCACTCACGTATATTAGGAGAGAGGGTTTTGATGAAAACATATACACATTTGAAAGAGGTTCTGCAATTCGTCTGAAAGTGTCTGAGTGGTTAAACATTACCGGGATTGAACTTGATAAACCATTCGATGAACAGGGTGTAGATGGTTTAGATATTACAGGTTTCAACGGTGTCGGAGAAGACATCGAAAAGTATCCATATGTGAGGACAAGTGGGTTGCGCCTAAATATAGGGGTCAAGTATCATAACTTCCACCTTGACCGAAAAATACACACAAATATGGGGGGTGAAGATGTGTACGCTGTCGTGACAGTATCCCCCAAAATCGGTTGGTTCTCCAAAGGTGACGAAATATTGTATAGCCAAGAGGGTGGTGGTGCAGCATTTGACATAGACAACCCAATTAATTTGACAAGTGGACAACCAAATGGTATGTATTATGATTTTTACAGGTATGGTATATTATTTGATATACAACAAACTGGTTTAGTCGGGGAAATAGATTACCTTTTCATTCTCATGCAATTTACATCTGGTATTGTTCTATTAGGACTTGCGACTACACTCGTTGGCTTCATTGCTAAATTTGGTTTAGGTGAAAAGTCTGAGTTATATAGGGGTGCCATGTT